TGCCGGGCCTCGCGCCCGCGCGCTCTCACCGATCAATCGATTGGCCGCATCCGACACGGCGACCTTGAGGCGACCGACCGAACACTTATGACCATTCATTCGCTCGGCCCGATTCCTGGATTCGTCAACGCCCGGCGCGATGGGCCCTGCACGGAAGAAGCCCGCGCACGCCTGTCCCGGAAGCTCGACAACGCCGCGACCCACCTCCAGTCGGGACGCCCGGTGGAATGAGCGGTGGAGCGGAGAGGGGCGCAGGCGCCCGGCGCGCCCGCCGGCGCGGCTCTGGCCAGATCCCGAAGATCGAGCGGATTGAAGACATTCTCCGCTTCGACCCCGACGCGCGGGCCCGCCTCATCGAGGCGATGACGCCTGATGAATGTTCACAATTGCTGCACGACTGGGCGTTTTGGGCTCGGTTTGATCAGGCGCCCCCGCCTGGCGACTGGATCATCTGGCTGATTCTCGCCGGGCGCGGCGCGGGCAAGACGCGCGCCGGCGCCGAAGCCGTGCGTCGCTGGGTCAAGACCTACCCGATCGTCAACATGATCGGCGCGACCGTCGCCGACGTGCGCGACACTATGGTCACCGGCGAATCCGGCATTCTCGCCTGCTGCCGGCGCGAGGAGCGGCCGCGCTTCCTCGCCGCCGACATGCGCCTCGAATGGCCGAACGGCGCCGTCTCGCTGCTGTTCTCCGCCGAGGAGCCCGACCGGCTCAGGGGCAAGCAGCACATGAAGCTTTGGTGCGACGAGCTCGCCGCCTGGCGGGAGCCCGACGCCCTCGATCAGGCGTTGCTGGGGCTGAGGCTCGGGGACAAGCCGCAGGCGGTCGTCACCACCACGCCGCGCCCGACGAACATCATCAAGTCGCTCGCCATCGACAAGGACACCATCGTCACCCGCGGCTCGACCTTCGACAATCGGGCCCATCTCGCGCGCGCGTTCTTCGAACGCATCACCGCACGTTACCAAGGGCGGCCGATCGGCCGGCAGGAGCTTCTCGCCGAAATCGTCGAGGAGACGCCCGGCGCCTTGTGGACGCGCGCCCTCATCGAGCGCCAGCGCGTCGCGCCTGAAGCGGCCCCGAAGGAATTCGCCGAAATCGTGGTCGCCGTCGATCCGCCGGCGCGCGCGTCGGCCAAATCCGATGAATGCGGGCTCATCGTCGCCGCAAGGGCGGAAAATGGGCTCTTCTACGTGCTCGCCGACCTCACCAGCCAGGGCGATACGCCGGGGGCATGGGGAGCGAGGGTCGGCGCCGCCTATCGCGGCTTCAAGGCCAACCGCGTCGTCGCCGAAGTCAACAACGGCGGCGACATGGTGGCGGAAGTGCTGCGCCAGAGCGAGCCGAACCTGCCGGTGCGCGCGGTTCACGCGACGCGCGGAAAGTTCCTCCGCGCCGAGCCGGTCGCCGCGGCCTACGAGCGCGGGCTCGTGTTTCACGTTGGCGCGTTCGCCAGGCTCGAGGACCAGCTCTCTGCGCTCACCCCCGACTTCGATCGCCGCGCCGCAGGCTTCTCGCCCGACCGGGCCGACGCGCTTGTCTGGGCGCTCGCCGACCTCTTGGGCCTCGATAGGCGCGGCGCAGGGGGAATGATGGAGTTCTGGTCGACGAAGGCTGGCGAGTAGGCGCGGTCCTATAGCCCGTCCATGAAACGGCGTCCGAGAGTGTGATTCTTCACCACGGCAACGCAGCCGTCATTGCGAGCGAAGCGAAGCAATCCACAGGAACGTGGAAGCCCTACCACTCCTGGATCGCCGCGCCGCTTCGCTCCTCGCGATGACGGACTCCGTCTGAATGCGGAGCGCTTCGGCGGATACTCGACGGCCAGCCAAGCAGCCGGGGACTTCGCAGCGCCGCAACCCTAACCCCTGCCCCTCTCCCGGACGGGAGAGGGGAATCGCGTCGCGCCATGCCGCGCCGAAGAACCCTGCTTCCACCCAGAGGAGACCACTATGTCAGACACCGCAATCGCGGCGGCGCCGATCGTCGCCGCGCTATCCCCGCTCGTCAACGCCGTCGCATCGGGCGTTGTCATCGGCATCGGCGGCATTTTGTTCGCCCTTCTCGCCCGCATGACCGGGATCGCTTTTTCGCCCGACCAGCAGGCGCGGCTCGAGAAGGCTGCCGATGCGGAGGTGCAGGCGGCGATTGCAATCGCGGAGGACAACCTCGCGACCGGCCATTACGGCATCGACAATCCGGTCGTGGCCGCCATCACGGAGAACCTCGCCGAAAACGCTCCGGCGATCATCGCCAGGCTCGGATTGAGCCCCGGCCAGGTCAAGCAGGAGGTCGTCAAGGCGATCGGCCGCGCGCAGGCAAAAATGACGGCGGTCGATCCGACGGCGGCGAGCGCGCCAGCCAAGTAATCGCAATCCGCCCGGCAAAACAACGGTTCCGCCAGCCGCCGCGACCGTGATCCGGCCCAAGGCCTCGCAAGTTCCCGAGCGCGGGCGGGCTCCCCGCGCATACTCCCCAACTCCTTGAGGAAAATTTCCATGTCCGCAATCTCCAGCGCTCTCTCCGCCCTCCAGGCCGCCGCCTCCGCCGCCGCAAATCCCTCGGTCTCGACCGCCGCCAGCAACGTCATCTCCGCGCTCACGACCAGCCACTCCGTCTACACCACAGCTACGGCGCAGTTGCAGGCGTTCCAGATGGCGCTCCTGCAGAAGAACGCGATGGGCGCGGCGCTCGCCTTGAACAGCCTCGAGGGCATGCAGGCCCAGCTTCCGGCTTCGGTCGGGCCGCAGCTCGCGATGCTCGCCAATCCCGATGTGCAGGCGAATCCGGTTGCGGTCGCCGGCGCCATCGCGGCCATTCAGTCGGCGCTCGCCCAGGCCAGCAATCCCGGCTTCTTCGGTCTCTGATGGCCGCCGCCTCCGCTGCGGACGTGGAGCGGATGATCCGCGCCGCCGCCAATGTGGACTGGCTCGCGATCGCCGAGGCCATCGCGAGCAGATTCGCCGACAGCAAAGCCGACGAGGCCGCCGAGCAGAGCCTCGAAGAGCTTGCGTCCGATCTCGCGCCGATCATCGCGCCCTACGTGGCGGCGGCGATCGGCGCATCGCTCGCGCCGATCGCGCCGCTCGCGCCGCTGCTAATTCCGGCGCTCGTCTTCGCGATTGTCGAGTTCAAGGGCGGCGATCCCGATCCGGAGACCGACGCCAACGCCTATTCCGCCCGCGGCGGCCGGGGCAACTAGAACAGCCGCCGACGCGGGAGAAGACCCTCATCCGGCCGCGCTGCGCGCGTCCGCCTTCACCCTGGGTGAGGGAGAAGGGTTCGCTGCCCGATCTATCCGCAGGCCTATGACGAGCGACGCTACCGCCGCGGCGGGAACTCGTCGGCCAGTACGGGGTGCAACGTCGCGCCGAGCTTGCGATTGAACTCCTCGGCCTCGAACTGGGCGTTGACCGCCTCGGTCTTGTCCTCGAGCGGCTGTGGACATTGCGCGTCGATCCGCGCGCCCGACCGCTCGATCATCGCTTTGAACGCATATTCGAGCTCAACGCGGTTGCGCTCGGCCGCGAACACATCGGTGATCCAGACTTCGCCGCCGCTCTTCGACGCGGCGACGCAAAACGTCCAGCGCGGCTGAGCGTGGGCGAGCGCCGGCAGGCACACGGCCATCGCGACCAGCGCTATCGATCCGCGCATGACTTTTCCACTCTCGCGCGAGCCCCACACGCGCAATCTAGGCGGCAATCCCTAACGGAAGCCAAAGGCGCCCCCTCCTTCTCCCCTTGCGGGAGAAGGCGCCGTCCCGCCGGGCGACGGATGAGGGGCCCGCAGCCGAAAGCGCGTTGGGCCAAGGCGTAATTCGGCGCCGGACCCATCACCCCTAGCCCCTCCCCCGGAAGGGGAGAGGGGAACCCAAGGAACCGATCCATGTCGGACGACGCCCTCAGACGGCCCCTGCCCCCAAGCGTCTTCGCCCGCCTGGCCGAGGCGACGCGCTACGTGATCACCGGGGTCTCGCCGGAGACTTGGTTCGGGCCGCTGCAGCCGCTCGCGCCGATGGCGCCGCCCGAGGTCAAGGGGCGGCAGTTCGACTATCCGTTCGGCGCGAACCTCAATTACATTCCGCGCGCCGAGGACGGCGTCTCGTTCGCCGAATTGCGCGGCCTCGCCGACGCGCTGCCGCTTCTGCGCGCCGTCATCGAGACCCGCAAGGACCAGATCGCCGGCCAGAACTATGCGGTGCGGGCGCGGGCGCACGCCGACGCGCCGGACGCTTCGAAGAGCATCGATACGGTCACCCGTTTCCTCGCCCGCCCCGACCGGCGCCATTCGTTCGCCGATTGGCTGAGGATGGTGGTCGAGGAGATGCTGGTCATCGACGCGGCCACCATCTATCCGCGCTACGCCAGAGGCGGCGGGCTCTATTCGCTCGACATCATCGACGGGGCGACGATCAAGCCGCTGATCGGCGAGGACGGGCGCGCGCCGGAGCCGCCCGACCCCGCCTATCAGCAGATCCTGAAAGGTGTGCCGGCCGCCGATTTCTCGGCCGAGGAGCTCATCTATCTGCCGCGCAACCTGCGCTCGCACCGGCTCTACGGGATGAGCCCGGTCGAGCAGATCGCGCTCACCGTCAATATCGCGCTGAGGCGCGACGCGGCGACCCTCGACTATTACCGCTCCGGCTCCTCGCCGGACGCCTTCGCCACCTTGCCCAAGGAATGGACGGCCGACCAGATCCGCGCCTTCCAGGATTATTTCGACGCGCTGATGAGCGGCAACCTGGCGCGCCGGCGGATGACCAAGTTCATGCCCGCCGACTTCAAGCTGATCGAAACCCGCCAGCCGCCGCTCAAGGACATGTACGACGAGTGGCTGGCGCGCATCATCTGCTACGCATTCTCGGTTCCCGCTTCGGCCTTCGTCAGCCAAGTCAACCGGGCGACCAGCGAGACGCTTCGCCTGCAGGCGACGCAGGAAGGGCTTGTGCCGCTGAAGAGCTGGATCAAGAGCGCGCTCGACCATGTGATCTGCGTCTGCATGAACGAGCCCGGCCTCGAATTCGTCTGGGTAGGCGACGACGCGGTCGACCCGCTCCAGCAGGCCCAGACGCTCGAGATTCTGGTCGGGGCCGGCATCAAGACGCGGGAAGAGGCGCGCGCCGACCTGGGGCTCGGGGCGGACAAGCCGCTCCCGTCGATCCGCGCCGGCCTCCCGGATTCCGGGCGTTAGAACAAAAAAAGAACATTTTCTTGACTGGCCTACTCCGCTCGTGGCATAGTTAGTTACAGTGGGGGAATGGCGCCGGCGGCGATGAGGCCGCTGGGGGCCTCTTCCACCTTCCCGATATCCTGCCTTCCGAGCCGCCCGCGTCCCGCCCGGGCGCGCGGCGCGTCTCTTCCGGAGCCTGCATGTCCGCACTTGACCTCTTCCTGCCGCTCTTGAAGGTCGACCTCGATCGGCGCCTCGTCACTGGCGTCGCGACGGCGGAGACGCCCGACCGCGCGGGCGAGATTTTCGACTACGCGTCGAGCAAGCCCTATTTCGAGCAATGGTCGGCGGAGGCGCTTGCGGCGAGCGGCGGCAAGTCGTTCGGCGCCGTCCGCGCCATGCATGCGCCGATCGCCGCCGGCAAATTGACCGACATCGCCTTCGACGACGACGGCAAGCGGATCACGGTCGCGGCGAAAATCGTCGACGACGACGAATGGCGCAAGGTCCAGGAGGGCGTCTACACCGGCTTCAGCCAGGGCGGGCGCTACGTGAAGCGTTGGCCCGACCCGGACACCGGCCTTGTTCGCTACACCGCCGAGCCGTACGAGATCTCGCTGGTCGATCTGCCCTGCGTGCCCGATGCGACGTTCGACGTCGTCAAGGACGGCGTGGCCGAGCAGCGCGCCTTCGCCCCGCGCCCCCTGCCCGACGCGGGAGACGCGACGCCCGACGTCGCGAAGCGTGAGTTTTCGGCCGCGGAGCGTGAGAAGGACGCCGAAGCGGGCGTCGCCATGCCCGACGGCTCCTATCCGATCCGATCGGCCAAAGACATCGAGAACGCCGTGCGGGACTATTACCGCAGCGGCCAGAAGCCGGAGGTGAAGGCGCACATCATTGCGCGCGCGAAGGCCATCGGCGCCGAAGGCGCGCTGCCTGACGACTGGAAGGAAGCGGCCGACAAGGCCGCCCGTTCCTCCGTTCCGCCGAACCTCCGGAACGCCGCCCCCGAAGCCCTCGCCAAAGCGGCGGCCGCGCTCACCCAGGCGGCGCTCAAAGTCGAACGCGCGGCGGACGAGAACGCAAGCTTGCGCAAAGCGCTGGACGATCTCTCACCCAGGCTCGCCGATCTCACGAAGCGCATCGCAGCGCTTGAAGCCCAACCGCTGCCGGCCAAGGCGGCGCTGCGCCCCGTCGCCAAGACGGAGGACGGCGCCGATGAGGCTCTCATCAGCGCCGACGACGCGGTCAGACGCCTCGCGTCGCTGCCGGACCATCAGCGCGCCCTCGCGCTGACCAAGCTCAGCCTCGCCCATCCGATGCCGCAGCGCGTCTGAACGCCGCCGCCAAGTAGTCACGGCGCGGGAAGCGGGCTGCCAAGGCCATTGCCCCCACTTTATGACCTTGTGGATTGCCGCGTCCCGACGGGACACGGGACCCGGGGTCCTCGCGATGATGCTCAAGACCAGCCGATCCGAGGATCGCTGACGCCGCGGCGTCCGGCGAGGCGGCGGCCGAAGCCCGTCGGGCCATCGCCTCGCTCACGGCGGCGATCGGTCGACCGCACGCAGCTTCGGCCGCCGCGCATTTGCGACCTTTGCACAAGCGCACGCCTCGCGCGTGGCGCCCCGGAGAGATCGAGAATGGCGTTGAACTACCGCGCGCCCGCCCCATACGCCGCCTTCGTCACCCGCAACGGCGCCTTCCAGGCCGACGCCAATGCGCTCATCTCCAACACCCATCCACGCTAACTCCTACCTCCTCCAAAGGACTGATCCGATGAATATTGCCCGGGCTACCCAAGAGACCTTTGGGTTGATGAAAGAATCGCTTGCCAAAACCATAACCGTCTCGACCGGTCTCACCGCCTATGACCTGCAGGCGCCGGCGAAAAATCTCTATCCGACGATCACGCCGCTCAGAAATTCGCTGCCGCGCGTGGCGCGCCTCAACCCCGGCGATGCGGCCCGCTGGCGCTCGATCACCACGGTCACCGGGTCTGGCTTCGACGCGATGGGCTGGGTGCCGGAAGGCCAGCGCACGGCGAGCATGAGTTATCAGGCCGTCCTCAACGTGGCGCCCTATGTGACGCTTGGTGAGGAAGACACAGTGACCTTCGAAGCCGAGGCGGCGGCGCAGGGCTTTGAAGACGTCAACGCCACCGCCACTTTGCGCATCCTGCAGAAGACAATGCGCAAGGAGGAAACCGCCCTGCTCGGCGGCAACACTTCACTGGCCCTGGGCACTCCCGGCTCGCCGACCTTGACCGCCTCGGGCACGGGCGCAACTCTGCCCTCCTCGACCTACTCGGTGATCGTCGCCGGCTTGACCTTTGAAGGCTACCGAAACTCGAGCCTCTCAGGCGGCGTCGCCACGACCAAGACCATCACTGGCAACGATGGCAACACTTACACATTGAACGGCGGCTCCTCGATGCGCAGCGCTAACGTCACGCAGGCAGTGACGCTTGGACAGACGCTGTTTGCGACCGCCCCCATCATCAACGCCGCCGTCGCCTATGCATGGTATGTTGGGCCTGCCGGCTCGGAGACGCTGCAGGCGATCACCACAATCAACAGCGCCGCTTTTAGCGCGCCACTTGCTTCCGGTCAGCAGGCGGCGAGCGTCATCACCGCGGACAACTCCCGCAACCAGACGCTTGCCTTCGACGGATTGCTGACGGACGGCTTCAACCCGGCGACCTCCTCGTTCGTACAGGCATTGTCGACCGGCACGGCGGGCACGGGCACGTTCCTGACACCCTCTGGCCGAGGCTCGATCGTCGAAATCGACAATATGCTGATGCAAATGTGGAACAGCTATCGGCTCTCGCCGACGGTGATCTACGTCAACGCCCAGGAGCAGAAGAACATCACGGCCAAGTGCCTGACCAACGCTTCTGGGCCGCTCGTTCGCTATAATGTCGACGCCTCCCAGTCGGCCCCTTATGAGTTCACTGCCTCCGGCGTCGTTCGCTGGTATTACAATCCGTTTACTGGCGTCGAGATCCCGATGCCAGTGCATCCCGACCTGCCGCCCGGCACAATCCTGGCTTACTGCGAGCGGCTGCCGGCATGGTATCAATCGAACGAAACGCCCAATGTCGCTGAGGTCCTAACCCGCCGCGACTACTATCGCGTCGATTGGCCTGTCCGCACCCGCCGTCGCGAATTCGGCGTCTACACTGAAGAAGTCTTGGCCATATACGCCTCATTCGGCATCGGCATCCTCACCAATATCGGCAACGGCTGAAGCACGGCCGCATCCTATGCGCCTGCCCAGCCTCGGCTGACCGGCGCGGTCATATCGCCCTTGGGCCCGTCTTTGCGAGCGCTTGATGTCGCCATACGATCTGACCAATCTTGCGGCCTTGAAGGCCTGGCTCGGACTGCCCTCTGCCGCGGGGCCGAACGATATGACTCTGACCGCGCTCATCACTGCGGCGAGCTGTTCGATCTACGCGGCGATTAGCCGTCCGAGCCTGCTGCCGCGGTCTTACGCCGAGACGATCGACCTCGAGACGCGGCGCGTCACCCTGAGACAGTGGCCGGTGACGCAGGTCGTGTCGGTGACATGGCGAGGAATTGCCGTGCCGCCCGACCAGAACGCCGATCTCGAGGCCTCGGTTGGCTACGCCCTCGAGCCGGGCGACGGCGTTCCGCCGGGCCGACCGCAGGCGCTCGACTTGTTTGGCCATCAATACCGGAAGGGCCGCCAAAGCCTCGTCGTGTCCTACAGCGCCGGATATGCAGTGCAAAACGAGCCGCAGGCGGTTCCCGCGGCCGCTCCGTTTCAGTTCGCCGCGTTCGCGCCTTATGGGCCCTGGGGCTCGGATCTCGGCGTGACTTACGCCGCATCCGGCGCTGCGCTGACCAGCGTTGCGGCCTCGCCCGGCGCCGGGCAATATTCAGTCAGCGGCGGCGCCTATGCATTTTCCGCCGCAGACGCCGGGCAATCGCTCTCGATTACTTACGGCTATGTCCCACAGGACATCGCCCAAGCGGCGCTCGAATTGGCGGCCGAGCGCTTTCGCGCCGCCGAGCGGATCGGGCTCAAGTCAAAGTCGATGGGCGGCCAGGAGACGATCGCCTACGACATGAGCGCCATGTCGGCGCCGGTCCTCGCAATGCTGCAGCCCTATAAGCGGGTCGCGCTGTGATGTTCGCGCTCGAGCTCAATGGCCTCGAACAGGCGAACGCCCGGTTCGAGGCTTATCCGGCCGCATTGACAGCCGCGCTCGACGCCAAGGCGGCCCAGCTCGCGGCGGCGCTCGTCGACCTCATCCAGAACGACAAGCTATCCGGCGGCTTGCTGAACACGCGCTCGGGGGCCTTGCGCGATTCGATCGCGGCCAGCATCTCGGCCGATGCGGACGGCTTCGTCGCTTCTGTCGGCTGCGACGGCGACGTGAAATATGCGGCGATCCAGGAATACGGGGGCAAGACGGGCGCGCATGAAATCCTGCCGGTCAAGGCTCGGGCGCTCGCCTTCGTCGTGGGCGGCTTCCAGCGCTTCGCCCGCAGGGTCGAGCATCCGGGTTCCCTGATCCGCGAGCGGTCCTACTTGCGCTCGTCGCTCGACGACATGCGTGACGAAATCCTAGACGCGCTGGCAGAAGCCGCGGCCGACGCATTGGAGCGCGCATGACCCGTGAAGCGGCCTTCTCCGCCCTGTTCGTCGCCGTTTCCTCAGCCTATCCTTGGGGCCTCGCGTCGCGGCGGATGAAGCTCTGGAGCGAAGTTCCGGCGGCGCTGCGCCCTGCGCTTTTCCAGCTCGAAAGCGGGCCGGAGACCTATCAATGGGCGTCGCCTGCGACCCTGAAGCGAACGCTCGAGGTCAAGCTGTTCCTCTATTTCGACGCCCGCGATCCGACGACGCCGGGCGCGACCGCGATCAACAGCGCGCTTGACGCGATCGATGCGGCGCTCGCGCCCGCCGGCTCTGACATCGGCCTCGGCCGTCAGACCCTCGGCGCCGCTGTCTACGACTGCAAGATCATGGGCGTGCCGGTCCGCGACACGGGCGATCTCGACGGCGACGGGCTGGCGGTGGTCGCGGTGCGGCTGATCGGGCCGTGAGGCCGTCCGATTTCTCGTCCAGCTGAGCGGTCCAATGGAAACGCTTCCCGTCTCGCTGCTGGCGGCGATGCGATCCTCATAGCAATCCCCAACGGAGTTCACCCCTCATGTTCGTATTCGGCTCGGGCGTGCTGACCGGCACGCAATTGAATGTCGCGCCCCCAACCCCGATCAATTTCGGGCTGGTCCAGAAGGTCAGCGTCGACACGTCGGTCAGCGTCAAGGAACTCTACGGCCAATATGCGTTCCCGGTCGCCGTCGGATCCGGCACGCGCAAGGTGCAGTGCAAGGCTTCGCTCGCGCGTTTCAGCGGGCAGGCTCTCGGGCGCCTTTTCTACAATCAGGCGCCGAGCTCGGGCTCGACGATCTCCCAGTTCGCCGAGGTGCACGGCGTCCCCGCCTCCTCCCCCTATACCGTCACCGTGACCAACGCGACGCACTTCGTGGCTGACCAGGGCGTCGTTTACGCCTCGACCGGCCTGCCTCTCATCGCCGTCGCAACGGTTTCCGCCGCCGGTCAGTACAGCGTCAATGCAGCCACCGGCGTCTATACATTCTATTCGGGCGACTCGACGGCCAACGTCCTGATCTCCTACACCTACACGAACAGCTCGCAGGGCGAGTCTCTCGCCATCGCCAACCCGCTGATCGGGCCGACGTCAACCTTCACCGCGACGCTGTTCGCGACCGACCCGACGACGAACGCGCAATTCTCGGTGACCCTCAACCAGTGCGTCGCCAGCAAGTTCTCGTTCGACACCAACATCGAGGACTTCTCCAAGCCGGACTTCGAGTTCCAGGCGTTCGCCAACGCCGCAGGTCAGGTCATGACCTTCAACTTCGGAGACGCGGCGTGAGCGAGGAGGCATTCGCCATATCGCTCGGGGGGAGGACCTGGGCGGTCCCGCACCTCCCGTTCCGGGCCATCAAGGCAATCCAGCCGGTGCTGTTCGACGTCTATCTCGCCGCTGGCGGCCCCACCATGTCGGGCGAATCCGTGGCGCGGCTCAACGAGGGCCAGCTCGATCGCCTCGCCGAAGCAACGTGGCGGGCGATCTCCTTCGTCGAGCCGGAACTTTCGTTCGCCAATTTCCTCGATCTGCCGTTTTCGGTCGGCGAACTGATTCAGGCCTTCCCGTCCGTCGCCAAGGCGGCTGGCCTTCGTCCAAGCGGAAGTGAGGGTCAAGCTTCGCCTGCGCGCGCGACGCCGGAGGCGTCGCAAGGCGTGGGAAAGTCGATTTCGACGCCCTGATCGCCCAGGTCGTCTCCAATACCGGCTGGAGCTGGGACCAGGCGCTCGATCAACTGACCGTCCCGCGTTTCTTGGCGCTCAAGGCCGAATGGCGCCGCAACCCGCCCGCTCACTGGCTCGTCGCCGCAGCGCTCAAGTATCGAGAGCCAAACGACGACGCCCCGTCGCGGCAGCCGACGATCGCGGAACTGAAGACGGCATTTCCGAACGGCGCGCTCTGACAGATTCCCATAAGGTCAAGGATCAACGATGGCCGACGCCAATGTCTCCGTCAGCTTCAGCGCTTCGATCGACGATTTCGTCTCCCAAGTCGGCGAGGCGAAGGACGCTTTACAAACCTTCTCGGCGCCGTTCGGCGACATCAACCGACAACTGGCCTCGCTCGGGGCCGCCACGTCCCAGGCCTTCAGCGCTGATCGTCTTGAGCCATATCGCGACGCTCTCACCGCAACCCAATCGCTCCAGCGGTCATTCGCCGCCGACAGCGCACGCGCCGCCGCGGCGCTGCGCGCCGGCGACGACGAGGCGTATTCCGACGCGATGAGGGCGGCGCAGCTCGCGACCTCGGAAGAATTGAGGATCCTGGCTGACGCGACGAAGCAGAAGCTCACCCTCTATGCGGAGGAGGCGCGCTCCTACGAGATCACCCAGCAGCAGAAACTCGCGCTTTCGCAAACCGCGCTCGACCAGGAATACGCTGCCGAACTCGCCGCATTGCAGCGCCGCGAGGCGCTCGGCGACCAGTCGCTGGCGGCCGCGCAGCGCGTCAACGACATGATCATCGAAGCGACGCGCCGCCGCGACGATGAGATGGCGGCGTTAACTCGCTCGTCTCTGCAGGAACAGGAGCGCGACTACCAGTCGTTCGCCAATTCGACCTTGCAGGCGTTCAACTCCCAATTGCGCGGACTGCTCTCGGGGACGGAGAACTGGCATGCGGCGTTCAAGAGTGTGCTCGACGACTTGCTGATCAAATTCATCGAGTGGTGCGAGACCACGGTCGAGCATTACATCCTGGCGGAAGCGATGAAGACAGCAGCGACCAGCGCGGGCGTCGCGGCGCGAACGAGCGCGGAGGACGCTGGGGCGGCAGCTTCGATGGGCGCCCAAGGCGCAGCGATGATCCGATCTATCCTCTCTTCCGCAGCGGAAACTTTTGCCGGCGTGTTCGGTTTTCTCTCGCCGCTCCTGGGTCCGTTCGCAGCCGGCCCGGCCGCCGCGGCCCAAGCCACGGTCGCCGGCATGGCCGGCGCCGTCGTTTCTGCCGATATCGGCATGTGGCAGGCGCCACAAGACATGCTGACCCTGATCCATCACAACGAACTCATCATGCCGCAGGCGGAGGCCGGCGCATTTCGGTCGCTTCTCACAGCGTCGGCGAACGGCGGTTCGCCCGGCGCATCGGTCGCCATTCATCCGACCACCAATTTCAATGTGTCCGCGCTCGACGGCGCGTCGGTCTCGTCCTGGATGCGTAGCAATGGCCCCGGTATGGCGAAGGCGCTTGACGAAGCCGTGCGCCACGGAGCCGCGCTCGGATTGAAGCGCCTACGCGGCTGATGGCGTCCGTCAATCTCATCGGCGTGCACCTGTTGCCGTCGACAGGCGAATTCGCCTACGACGTCTATCCCGCGGTCGGGGCGCAGCGCGGGCCGAGCGGGCTCGACAACCTCTCGGTCCAGAACTACTTCTCCAACCCGAGCCTGGCGGGAAATGTCACCGATTACACCAATTCGATCGAGCAACTTCAGGCGCAGCATCCCGAGTGCATGTCGGTTTCAGTGGTCGTCGCGTGGTTTTTCGATTCGGAAGACGCCTCGACCTGTCAGATCTATCCATCGACCAATTTCATCCTCGGCGAGTTTCAACAGAACTCCGGCGCCGGGTTCACGCCCGTGCATTGGATGGTGTCGAGCCTAACCGAGCAGACCTACCCTGGCCTCATTCCGATCCCCGAAATTCCCAATGCTCTCGGAACTCCAGGCTTCGTTTACGGCGGCACGCCGTCCGACCCCAGCGTCGTGCGCTGCATCCGCGATCTGAAGGCGCGCGGTTTCAAGGTCGTCTTCTATCCGTTCCTGCTTGGAACGGGACCAGGCTTTCCCTGGCGTGGCCGCATCACCTCGCCGAACGACCTCTCCCAATTGGCGACCAATGACATCAATACGTTCATGGGCGGCGCGGCGGTCGGAGATTTCACATCCGACGTTAGCGCGCTGACAGTCGCCTATTCAGGAAACCCGTTCGATTACACCTATCGGCGGATGATCCTTCACTACGCCAACCTGGTGACAGTCGCCGGCGGCGTCAACCTATTCGTCATCGGTTCGGAATTGCGCGGGCTCGAGATCCTGCGCGGGCCTGGCTGGACTCAGGCGGGAACCACGGACGGGTCGGGCAATGCGATCTGGGACTATCCGATGGTTGCCGCGCTCAACACGCTGGCGAACGATGTGCGCTCGACCTTCGACGCCGCTGGCTACGCGAAAGACGAGACGACCTTCGCGAATCTCATCACCTACTCGGCCGACTGGTCGAGCTGGATGGGGTGGCAGCATCCGGGCGAGAACGGGCAATGGCCGCATCTCGATCAGTTGCGCGCCAACCCGAACATTGATTTCGTCAGCTTCGACAATTACCTGCCGCTGACCGACTGGACGACCGCGGGCAACGGCGGCCTCGACGGCGACGAATGGCTGACGCCGATCTATTCCGGCGCATGGCCACCACCTTCGGGATCGCTCAGCGGTCTCGGTCTCAGCGGTCCGCCCACAATCTACTCGATGCCCTATCTCAAGCTCGGGATCGAGGGCGGCGAGTATTTCAACTGGTACTACAACGATGGCGTGGCCGGCGCCCACGCGGCCTACGGCCTCGACCCGAACGGCTCTGATCTTCAAGTGACGCTGCCCGCCGGTGATCGTCTGGCGCAGGCGCGCAACCCATATTATCCCAATCAGCAGATCCTCGCCCCGAAGCAGCTACGTTGGTGGTGGAACAATCTCCATTACGCGGTCTATGCGACGGCAGAGAGCGGCGGCGCCTGGGTACCGACAGGCCCGCAGACGCAATGGGTTCCGAATTCGAAATCGATCATCACGCTCGAACACGGCTTTGCTGCTTGCGACAAGGCGACGAACCAGCCGAACGTGTTTTACGACCCCAAAAGCACGGAGAGCGCGACGGCCTTCTGGTCGATCTGGGATCCGGCGAACAATCTCGGTTATCTGCCGCGGCGCGACGACACGATCCAGGCGATGGCTCTGGAGGCGGTCTACGAATATTGGAACGTCGACGGCAATAACACGGTCGTCGGCGGCCTGCCGATGTTCAACTGGATGTTCTGTTGCGTCTGGAATTGGGACGCGCGGCCGTTCCCCACCTTCCCTGACCTCAACTCGGCGTGGGGCGATACCGGAAATTGGCAACAAGGCTTCTGGACCAATGGCATCAGGGACATGCTGCCGCCGCCCGCGCCGAGCCCACCGCCGTCGCCGGGGAGTTTCGCCACCTTTCCACCCCTGGCGACCCTCGGCTGGTCGACGCACGTCAAGCCGAAATTCTCGACGCTGATTGCGGGGCACGTTTCCGGGCGCGAGACACGGACGCAACGGTTTGCCAATCCCTACTTTGATATCGAATTGACCTACGAGGTTTTGCATTCCGATCTGGGCTATGCCGAGCTCCAATCGATCGCCGGCTTCTTTGAGGAAGCAAGCGGAGAGGATGCACCGTTCTGGGTCGCGCCGCCTGGCCTCAACGGGGCCACGGGCCAATCAATAGGGACAGGCGACAGTTCGACCACGACATTTCCGCTGGTCGCCTCGATCGGCGGCTATTCCGGGTTCGTCTATGGGACATCGGGCGTGGGCGCCGTCTATCTCAATGGCGTCGCGCAGGCCAGCGGCTGGACTGTCAGCGCGGGTTTCCTGCCGGCGATCACGTTCACGACGGCACCCCAATCGGGCGTCGTGATCACCGCGGACTTTGGAATTTTATGGCTCTGCCGGTTCGCCGACGACGTCCAGGACTTCGAGGAATTCATGTCGATGCTGTTCGAATTCCGAACCCTACGGCTTATGACGACCCGGCCGTGAAATGACCGCGCCGCCGTCCTTTCCCACGCTCTCCGGTCTGGGCTGGAGTGTGCACAAAAAACCCGTCTTCTCGACCATTGTCGCAGGACACGTCTCCGGTCGCGAGGTTCGCCACGCGCTCTATCAGAACCCGATCTGGCAGTTCGAATTGGCCTTCGACGGCCTCGACTCGACGGCCGACACCTATCCGGGCCTGGGTCCAAATTCACTCCAGGCGCTGACGGGCTTCTTTCTTGACTGCCAGGGGCAATTTGGCACGTTCCTCTATGTCGATCCGACCGATTCCTCCGCGACCGGCGCCACCTTTGCAACCGGCGACGGGACGACTGAGAGTTTCACTTTCTCCCGTTACATGGGCGCATTTCTCGAGCCGGTGGGCTGGGTGACGAGTGTTTCGAATGTCTACTTGAACGGCGTCAACCAGGCGTCGGGATGGTCGCTCTCTACTCCAAACAGCCTCGTGTTTACCTCTCCTCCAGGGTCCGGAGTCTCGATTGCGGCGACATTCGCCTATGCCTTCCAATGCCGGTTTGATTCCGACGACATGGATTTCGAGCAGTTCATGTCGGCTCTTTGGAAGGTGGACAGCCTCAAGTTTAAATCGGTGAGGACATCGTGATGGGCGCACTCGTTGGAATGTGGATTTCGGCGTCGCTCGTTCCGCTCGCAATGCTGCGGTCGTTCCTGGGTGGCGTGCGCCACGAGCTGCGCGAGTACGCACGGGACGAACGCCGCTTTACGTGGTGCGACACTGAAGAGGAGATCGAACGGTTTCAGACGCGCCTGGCGGAGCTTCGCCGCCGATGCTGATTGCTGGCGCTGTCCGGAACTTGTTCTCGCGTCTCGCAACTGGCTTTGCGGCTGCGCGTTCGTTCCCTCGCCAAGACGCGCCGCGGCCCTGTCACCCATTTTGGGATAGCGGCTCGCGCCCATGAAGGCGACCACGACCGCCGTTCAAAGCCTTCTCGCCGCGTCAATGGCGGCGCCGGATGCGCCGATCGCCTTCGCCGAGTGCTTTACCTTCCTCACGACGACGGGCGTCCAATACACTTGGACGAACGTCGACTATGACGTCGTCTACAACGGCTTCACATTCTCAGCGTCCGGTCCGCTGGTCTCGGGCCTGAAATACAAGGGGTCAGTCGGTCTTGAAGTTGACAAGCAGCAGATAACGATTGCGGCGCGGCCGACCGACTCGATCAACACCGCTCCTTTCCTAGTTGCGCTCCGCGACGGCGCGTTCGACGGCGCGCCCGTCTACCGCGACCGGGTTTTCCTTTCCGCGCCCAACGGAAGCGTTGTCGGCGGGGTTCGAATGTTCCAGGGACGGGTCTCTACTGTCGACAGCGTGGGCCGCACTCAGGCAACTTTGACCGTCGCCAGCGATCTCGTGATCCTCGATTACGACATGCCGAGGAACCTGTTTTCGCCGACCTGCCTGCACACGCTCTATGACGCGGGCTGCGGCGTCATCCGCGGCACGTATAGCGTCAACGGGACGGCCGAGGCCGGATCGACCTCGAACCTGATCCTGACGTCCGTCGCCCAGGTTGGCCACGCCCAGGGCTCGCTCGTTTGGACGTCGGGCGCCAACGCCAACGTGCGCTCGACGGTCAAAAGCGTCACCGCCGGCTCGGCGCTCAACCTCATGTACCCGTTGCCGTTCGCGCCGGCTACTGGCGACGCGTTCACCGTTGCGTTTGGCTGCGACCACACGCAGGCGACCTGTCAGAGCAAGTTCAACAACCTCGCGAATTTCCGCGGCTTTCCATATGTGCCGCCGCCACAGCTTGCCTATTGAGGAATTAATTCATGACGCCCGAACAGGCCGAGAAGATCATCAGGCTCCTTGAAGCGATCGACGCGAAGCTTGGGGCGCCTTCGAATCTGGCCTTTCGTCCGAATCCGACCTTCGATAACGCAGCGCCCACGCCGGCACCGGGCTATACGTTCACGATGGTCGTCGGCGCTCCTTGATCAGCGAGACTGAGGCGCGGCGCGCGGTCGTCGCCTCCGCGCGGTCGTGGCTCGGGACGCCCTACCATCATGCGGCGGATGTGAAGGGCCGAAATGGCGGCGTCGACTGCGCCATGCTGCTGGTGCGTGTCTATTGCGACCTTGGCCTAGTCACGCCTTTCGATCCGCGCCCCTACACCCGGGACTGGTTTTTGCATCGCAACGAGGAACGCTATCTCGGCTTCCTTCTCGCGCGATCGCACGAGGTTCGCTCTCCGAGGGAGGGGGACATCGTTCTTTTCCGGATCGGGCGCTGCTACGGTCACGGCGGGGTTGTCTCGCGTGCAGAACCGCTGGCGGTTGTGCACGCCTTCGCCAACGCACGCTGCGTCGTCGAGGACGTGATCGAGCGCAACGCGGAGTTGAGCGCTCGGCTCAAGACGGCGAAATTCGCAAGCTATTGGGAATAAGCCATGTTTTCGAGCAGCGACTCTGACAGCACACGCCAGTCGATTGTCACTGTCGACGTCGTCGTTGTGGTTGCGCTCGTTGTCCTCGGCGTCCTTATGGGGCGTGCTGTCTAGTTATGGGCTTCCTTCGCCGCAACGACAACGCCAAGCCGGATTACACGGCGCTCCAGCTCCAGACTTCGAGCTCGATCCTGCCTATTCCGATCGTCTGGGGTCAGACCAAGATTTCGCCGAACGTCCTATGGTACGCAAATTTCCAGGCAGTCGCGAGCAGTGGCGGCAAGGGCATTGGCGGCAAGGGGGGCCTCTTCGGCGGCAGCAGCGCAGCGGCGGGAGCTGATTACACCTATACTGCAGACCTGATCATGGGCCTTTGCGAAGGGCCGATCAACGGCGTCGGTCTGATCTGGAAAGATCTTTCGATCTATGCCCTTGCGGAGCTCGGACTGGGCCTCGAGAACGGTACGACGCCTCAAGCCGTCTGGTCCTATCTCGCAACCAATTACCCCTCCAACGCGCTTGCCTATCAGGGGACCGCCTATGCCTGGGGAGCCGGCTACAACCTCGGCGACTCGGCGTCGATCGGCAACCACAACTTTGAGATTTTGGGCGTCCTTTCCGGTTCTGGTGTCAACGGGATCGACGCCAACCCCGCGCTGGTGATCCAGGACTTCCTGACCAACGCGCAATATGGTTGCGGCTTCGGCCCCGGCAGCATCGACTCGGGCTCGCTGCTTACCAATGCCGATTCGTTCCAGGCATACTGCTGGGCGATGGGCTATGCGTTTTCGCCCGCCTTGGTCAGCCAGGAACAGGCCTCGAGTATCCTTACCCGCTGGCTGCAGTTGTTCTCAACGGCGGCGGTATGGAGCGGCGGCCTGCTCAAGTTCATTCCCTACGGCGACACCGCGATCTCGCAGGGGACGGCGACAACCTATCAGACGCAGCTCTCGATCCCCTCGCCAATCCCGGCATCTTCGGGCGTCACACTGCCGGCTTATGTCACAGTCAGTGCCGCGTCGGCGTTCGTTTCCGACGGCGGTGTGGTCTACGCCTCTTCCAACATCGCTTTCACCTTCATCGGGGCGGCGATTCCAAGCGTCGCCGGCGAATATGGGATGGTGACGCCGGGCACATACATTTTCGGGCCGGCCGACCAGGGAAAGCCTGTCGTCATCACCTATACTGCCCAAGCGGCCGGGAGCTATACCCCGAACCTGACGCCGGTCTACGATCTGACCGACACCGATTTCATCGACGAGAGGGGCAACAAAGACCCGCTCACAGTCGAGCGGGCCGACATATTCTCACTGCCGACGATTCAGCGCATCGAGGTCTCATCTCGGGACAACCAATACAGCGCGACCCCGGTTGAGGCCCGCGACCAGTCGCAGATTGAGATTTTCGGCCCGCGCGTCGGCTCGACAATCCAGGCGCTCGAAATCTGCGACGAGTTCGTCATGGGGCCGCTGATCGCGCAGACGATCTTGCAGCGCGAGCTTTATGTTCGAACCAAGTTCACTTTCAAGCTCTCTTGGGAGTATTGCCTGCTCGATCCCATGGATATCGTCACCATCACAGATTCCAATCTGGGGCTGACTGACTATCCCGTTCGCGTCATCCAGATCGAGGAGGACGACAAGGGGCTGCTCGCTTTTACCTGCGAAGAGCTCGTGGCGGGCGTCTCCAATCCCGCTTTCTACGCGAGCGCCAGCGCGGGCGGCTTTCAGCCAAACCAGGGCGTGCCGGCGGTGCCGGTCAACACGCCGCTCATTGTCCAGCCGCCGACGTCCCTGACCGGAGGGCTCAACCAGATCTGGGTCGGCGCGTCGGGGATCAACAGCGGCAGCGGCATGCAATGGGGCGGCGCCACCGTCTATGTCTCGATCGACAACGTTACCTATTCGCAGGTTGCGGTTCTGACCGCGCCAACGCGTCAGGGCTTCCTCACCGCGGCTCTTCCCGCCGCGGCAGGATGGGATTCGATCGACACCCTCGCGGTCAATCTGGCCGAGAGCGGCGGCGTCTTGACGGGCACAAGCCAAGCTGCGGCGCAACAGGGAGCTACGCTCTCGATCGTCGATAGCGAATTTCTCGCTTATGAGACGGCGACACTCGTCTCAGGCAACGCCTACAACCTCACCGGCCTCGCGCGCGGGCAGGGTGGGTCGACACCGACAGCACATCCGACAAATGCGCCATTCGCGCGCATCGACGGGGCGGTCATCCGATACACGCTGCCGGCCAATTTCGCCGGCCAAACGCTTTATCTCAAGTTCCAGAGCTTCAACGTCTTCGGCGGCGGCTTCGAAGACCTTTCGACCTGCACCGCCTACACCTTCACCCCTTCGGTCGCCACTGCGGACCCGATCTTCGCCCAGTTGCAGACCGGATTCGCGCTCGATCTCGGTCAGGTCACGGACGCGCCGACCGTATCTGATGACTGGGGCCCGGTGACGGCTGCGGCGATCTCGTCGCTCGATCTCGGCTCGGTGGCGGTCACAGTCTCCGATCCGATTGCTGTCCAGCTCTTGAGTGGAACCCCGCTCGATCTCGGTATGACGACGAGCGCGGTGACGGTTTCAGATGATTTCGGCTCGACCAACGATGCTGTGGTCGACGTGATTGACTTAGGGACAGCGCCATGAAGGATCAAACCATTTGAGCGAGCAACTCCAACTTCGCCGCGGCACGTCAGCGCAGGTCGCCGCCTTCACTGGGGCGCAGGGCGAGACAGTGATGGATACGACCAACAATCGACTGGTCGTCAACGATGGCGCGACCGCCGGCGGCTGGCCGGTCGCCAAACTCGCCGAGGTCGTCACCAACGGGCGCACGGCGGTATCGGACGCGGCCTATACGGCGCTCGAGACTGATCGCATGATCGCCTACACGGCGCTGACCGCCGCCCGCGTTGTCAGCCTCCCCGCTGCCTCCGCCTATCCGACCGGCACTCGGCTGATTGTGGTCGATGAGACGGGCAATTGCTCGGTGACCAACACTCTCACCATCGCGCCAAACGCCACGGACGCGATCGACGGCGCAGCATCCGCAGTCCTTAATGTCGCTTATGGTTATATCGGCATCGAGAGCAACGGGGCCGGCGCCTGGACGGTCACCGATCAGGGCTTCATGCCGGCGCTCGCGTTCGTCGCCGCCGCGGCGCATGGCGCCAGTGTCCAGATCGGTATCCTCGAGACGCTCGTTACACTTTCGGGCGCGTCGACCAGCGGTAGCGTGCAAATCCCCGCCAACTGCATCGTGCTCGCTGTCGGCGCGCGGGTTGTGACCGCCATCTCCGGCGCGACATCCTATGAAGTCGGGGTGTCTGGGAATCTCTCGCAATTTGGCTCGGGCCTCGCGATTGCGACCGGTTCGACTAATTACGGCCTTATCGGCCCGACCGCTTTCTATTCACCGACGACGCTGACAATCACCGCAACTGGCGGCAGCTTCAGCGGTGGCCAGGTCAGACTGTCGATCGCATACATGCTGGCCAATCCGTCGGCGGCCTAAAGCTGATCCTCCCTCAATCGAGGCTTCTTTCATGAATCGTATAATTCTCGCCGCGCTGCTGGCGGCTGGCGTCGCCGTGCCCGCGCACGCGCAAACCTATCAGGATTCCGGCGGCACGGTTGTTCCGGGAGTCGTGCCGATCCAGCCAGGCGTCGGGCCGCTGTTTACTTCGGCCAATCCCGGCAAGATATCCGGCTCGTTTTCGGCCTCCCTGACCGGCTTTCAGCCGACACCATCCTATGCGTCGCTTTCAGTTGGCGCGACGTCCAACCGTGTTGCGTTGCCGAGCGGAACCGTCGTCGTCGTCTACAATACTGGCGCGAACGCAGCTTATGTGACCATTGGCGGCCCCAGCGTCACGGCGACCACATCCGACGATTTCGTGCCTGCTGGCGGCTGGATGGCCTTCTCAGTTGGCTCCAGCACGTACTTGGCTGGAATCGAGACCGCTGGCGCGAGCACACTGAACCTTTCAGGCGGCTCAGGCCTGCCCACCGGAGCCTGCTGCTCCACCAGCGGCGGCAGTGGGTCGAATGCCTCGGTCGGCGCGACCGGAGCTGCAGTTCCCTCATCCGCGACGCTCGGCGGCATGAGTGTCGGCGGCACGATGACGGCGCTGCTTGGAACGTCAAATGGCCTCAAGGTCGACGGCTCCGCGGTCACGCAGGCCGTCTCCGCCGCGAGCCTGCCGCTGCCATCGGGCGCGGCGACGGCTGCCAATCAAACCTCCTGGCAGGGAGCAACCGGGAGCTCGGTCCCGACTAATGCGGCGCTCGTCGGCGGCAACCTCGGTGGCGTTCTGACGGCGCTGCCGATGACCTCGAATGGCCTCAAGGTCGACGCTTCGGCTGTCACGCTCAATGTCGCCCATCCGACCGTCGGCTCCAGTGGATCGTCGGTCCCAAGCAGCGCAAGCTACGTTGGCGCGAACAGCGGGGGCAACCTCGTCGGGATCATTCAGGCGAACGCCTCGGTTCCGATCAACATCTCGACGGCCACAACGACCCAGCTCGTACCGGCATCCGGATCGACCAAAATCTACGTAACTTCCTATGGTCTGCTTGCGGCGGGAACCGGCAACCTCACGTTTGAATATGGAACGGGATCAAACTGCGGGACGGGGACGACGGCGCTGACCGGCGCCTTCAATCTGACAGCGCAGGCGGGCGTTACGCAGGGCAGCGGCCTCGGCCCGATCCTCGTCGTGCCGGCCGGCGACGCGCTTTGCGTCCTGACCACCGCCGCGGTGCAGATGAGCGGCAGCGTCGCCTTTACCCAGTTCTGAACGCAATGGACGGCTGGCAGAACCTCATGCTGAGAAAATTCATCGCCGCCATCGCGGCCCTCATTTTCGCAGGCGTCGCGCCCGCCGAGGCCACCTCTATCACGCTGACCGGCGCCGGGGGCGTGTTCATCGGCTCGGGGCCGCTCTCGCCGCCGGCGATCACGCCGCAAGTCTCCGCGGCGTTCGACATCAATTCGGTGCTCGGCTCTGGCAACAACGCCCTCACCATGCCGGCGTCCGGCCCGACGGAGCTTCCCGCGACGCCGTCGAATTCATGGTACATGACGGTCGAGGGCACGATCGACGCCAACCTCAGCACCTCGCAGACCGGCACCGAATATGCGCTGGCGAACTCGAACGCCTATGCGCTTCTCAGCGTCTTTCCGGCCACCGCCGGCTCGCCGGAATTCACCAGCCAATTGCGCTATGACGGGACAGCGTTCGCCTGGTGGTACGGAACGCCCGGCATCAACCTGCCGCCCGCTGTCTTCCCGACCGCCGCCGCCACATCCAACACCAATCCCGGCCTCTATCAATGGACCGGCCAGGGCGGAAACTGCGCCCGCGAGCCGTCCGGCTATTTCGGCCCGACCGTCGGAGAGTTCGGCATCGCCGATCCCGGCTTCGGCTGCGTATTCACCCCGGCGGTGGTCATAGCGTCGATTCCGGGCTTCGGCATGCAGCAGACGCTGTCGACCGGGGCGACCTCGTGCGTCAGCAATTCGCCGGTCTCCGGCGAGATGACGGTGACCACGACGGTCGGCGTCGCCCATGGCGTCTATCCGGGCGGGAGCTTCACGCTCTCCGGCTTCACCGGCGCCGGCAACACCGGGTATAACGCAACCTATAACGCGCTGATCGGCACGACCGGGACCACGCTCGTCGGCGAAGCGACCGGGAGCTGCCCGGCGAACAGCCCTGACACGTCCGGCGGCCTCGCGCTGTCGGGGACCGGCGGCGCGGTCACCATGCCCTCGACGACCAACACTCTCGCGGCCCAGGCCGGCCAGGGCATCACCACCCACGCGAACCAGAAGTTCTCCTGCGTCATCGGCGAGTTCGGCGCCGATTCGGCGACGCCCGGCGTCGCGTTCTCCCGCTGCGTCGACGGCAAGACCGGCAGCGATCTCTACGGCTCGCCGGCGGTGGTCAACACGGCCCTCAACGAAGGGGCGAGCAACTTCACCGGCTACGTGCTGGGCCTGGGCTCGAGCGGCTCGGCCCCGGAGCAGGACACCAGCTTCCCGGTCACCGCCTCGATCTCGGCCGCCGGCGTGATGAATGTCACCGCCAACACTTTCACGAGCAGCGCAACGGTTAACGGCACGACGACGCTCACGACGAGCGGCACGCCGACGGGCGTCATCGCGGTCGGCATGACGGTGACGGGAACCGACATTCCCGGCGGAACGACGATCACGGCGCTCGGGACGGGCACTGGCGCGGCCGGAACCTATACGATGAGCCAAAGCGCCACTGGCTCCTCGTCGATAACAGCCACGTTTGCTGGCGTGCTTTCCGTCGGCCAGACGGTCACCGGCCCGTCGCTGCCGCGAACCACCATCGCCTCGCTCGGGACGGGAACCGGCGGGACCGGCACCTATAACCTCGCCGCCGCGCAGGCCGGGCCGCTGGCGTCGGGGACCTATACCGTCCACACCTACGCGCCGGCGCTCGACGTCACCGCGCTCAATTCCTATTCGATCAGCGCGGCGAGCTGGGCTTCGACCGGCAACGGCCAGGCGACCTTCACCACGACCGCCGCGCACGGGCTCGTCCCCGGCTCGGTGTTCACCGTCTCCGGCGTTTCGCCCAGCGGCTATAACCAGACCTATATCGCGCTCGCCGGGACGACCGGCTCGACTCTCGTCGGCGGCGAGATCACCAGCACGTCCAGCATCACGCCGGTCGCGCTCGCCAATCCCGGCGCCTATTCCTCCGGCGGCTCAGCCTCGCCGAATATCGAGCCGGGCATGATGATCACCGGGACGACCGGCTCGGCCCTCATCTCGCCCTATGGAACCTATGGATCGAGCGGGACCGGCGGGACCGGCTCCTACGCGCTCAGCGCCAACCAGGGAACCTGGACGATCACCGCCGGGACCGGCGGCGTCGCCAGCACGTCGCTGGTCGTCGCGACCCAGGGGGGAACCGGCTCTTACGAATTCCTCGCCGCGGGGGTCGGCCTCACCGGCTCGGGCGTCAGCGCTGGAACCTACATCCAGACCACTGTGAATGGCGGCGGCGCTGGCGCCTATACGCTCAACCAGAACGCGACCGTCTCGACCGGCACGACGCTGACCACGACCGGAAATATCTGGTCCTCGTCCTCGCCGGGCAATCTCTACGCCGCGCCGCCTTTTTATTACCATCCGCTGCCCAACACCGCGGCCTACGGCGGCTCGCTCAGCACCCACACGCAAACAAATTTCGGCAACATCGTCGGCCCGGTCGGATCGGAATACGCCACCTCGGCGAGCGGCGACCATCAGTGGGGCGGCTCGCTCGCCAATGTCGGCATGCACTGGACCGTCTTCCCGCAGAACCCGCCAGGATCGTCCGACGGCGCAGGCAATCCGTCGCTGACCGCGCTGCAATCGATCGCCGAGAAGACGACCGATTTCCTCGCCCTCGACAGCGCCAACGGCGGCTCGACGCAGTCGATGTATCGCCTGAGCGACACCGGCATCTGGGGCGACTCGAGCAACGCGACGATCACCGGCTATATTTCGGGCGCGAGCGGCGCGACGGCGACCCTCAACGTCTCCTCGACCGTGCTCGGCTCGCTGGCGCTGGCGACGGGAACGGAGACCGCCTATCTCACCGGCCCTGGCCTCAACGGCGGCCAGGGGGCTTATGCGACGCTGCCGCTGACCACGACGGGATCGTCGACCTACACGCTCACCTTCTCGTCCGGGACGGCCGCCAATCTCGGCTCGTCCGGCTCGCCGGTCCAGTTCAACGTCGGGAAGCAGAAGCCGCTCGGCGTGCAGGGCAACGGCCTGATCACCGGCTACCTCACCGCCTCGGGCGGCTCGGGGCCCTGCGCCTCGGGGCCGTGCCTGCATGTCACCGGCTTCCAGACATCGAGCCAATACTGGGCCGGCACGGCGTCGCTCTCGGGGACGGCGGGGACCTACCAGGACACGCTCACCATCAACTCGACCACCACCGGGACCCCGGCGATCGGCGATCTCTGCTTCGATTCGACCCCGACCGACCTCACCGGGCCGCCGCTGGCGATCGCCGCCGGGACGACCTCGCCCTATACGGTCGGCAACAATTATTATCTCGCGGGCTTCACCAGCGACGCAAACATGTATTGCACGCTCGCCCAGGTGACGCCGAACCAGTATCTTCTGAACGCCGGCCTCGCCACGCCGGTCATGGTCACCGGCTACGCCAACGGGTCGCAGGGCGGCCTCGGCGACTACACGATCTCGACCGCCGCCAACGGCGCGGTCGGCTCGTCCGGCTCGCCGGTCAACATCACGCTTTCCGGCGTTTTCGGCGGCGGCGCGCCGTCGCCCGGCCCGGCGCTCACCATCGCCGATCATGGGCCGGGTACGACCTACGCCATCACCAACCGGCCGACCGCGAGCCCGACCGGCTCGATCCCGCTTTCCGGGACCTACAGCACGGCGAGCCTCGGCGGAACGCCGTCGGCGATCCAGGCGCAGCTTTCGCTGACCGCGAACGGCCCTGCGGTCAGCGGCTTCTCGTGGGCGAACCTTTCGTCGCAGACGATCGGCTCCGGAAACTGGTCGGGGACGATCACCGGCGTGCCGCCGGGCGAATACTGGGTCTCGGTCCGGGCGGCGAACGGCACGGCCTATGCGACGCTGCCGAACGTGATCATGGTCGGCGATGTCTGGACCCTGACCGGCGAGGGCAATTACGGCAGCTGCACCGGGACGCTGGGCGGAAGCGTCGCCGCGACCAACTGGGGCTTTTTCGACGGCTCCGTCGTGCTTGGCTTCACCGATCCGATCTTCGGCCCGGCGGTGATCAACGACCTCAAGCCGTCCTCGTCGCAGGCGGCGCTCGTCAACCGCTACTCCCCCGGCGGCACGGTCGCGGTGCTGCCGGAATGCACGATGAACCAGGCGCAGACCTGGTGGAACCTGGCCGGGACGCCGCTCGCGCAGCTTTACCTCATCCGCAACGGCACCGGCATCGGCCCGGACCTCTGGGGCAACCAGTCGCAGGTCCAGACGCTCGGGATCGGCGACGGGACATCGACGACCTGGTGCTCGTCGGCGAGCCTCTGCGCCAACGATTCGTCGAGCCTCTTGACCTTCAACGCCGCGAGTTTGAGCGGCGCGCAGATCACCGGCTACGTGACAACCTCGGGCGGCGTCTCGACGCTCACCGTCAGCACCATCATCGGCGCGCTCGAACCGGGGCTCATCCTGTCCGGCTCCGGCGTCAGCGGCTCGCCGACGCTCGTCGCCTGCAAGGTGGTCTCGTCGAGTTCGTGCAACTTCAACTCGAACGAGAGCGGGACCGCGATCGGATCGAACTGGCTCATTTCCGCCAATCTCGGCACGATCGGCTCCTCGGGGAGCCCGGTCGCCTTCACCCTTACCCCCTCGGGCGGCGCGGCGCTGCCGAACGGCAACCTGAATGCAACCGGCACTGGCCCGGTCGGCAGCTTCTCGACCAGCGTCGCGGCAAGCGTGCTTTATGGCTGGAACACGATCGCGCCTGGGACCTTCTCGGTCAGCGTCAACGGGACGGTGGTGTGCTCCGACACGACCGCCTTCTCCTACACCGTGGCGTCCGGCCAATGCGCCGGCGCGGGAATCGCCAGTTCGTTCATCAATTACGGGACCGGCGCCTACGAGATCAATTTCTCCTCGCCGCCGGCAAGCGGCGCGGCGATCAACGCGACCTGGACCACCATCATGTCGGCCGACAATACCGGCGGCCCGGAGCTGGTCGACTGGTTCGGAACGAGCACGAGTCCGACGAGCGGCCTCTGGGCGAGCGCGTTCGACAAGGCTCCCGGCGGCCCGTCGGCCAACGTGTTCGGCGGCTGCGGCTCCGACTGGGGTCCGGCTCAGACGAGTTCCTTCGGCTATCCGCGCTGGGCGATTGGCTACACCCAGCAGCTCGCGGAACTCTACGGGACCAAGGTTCCGGCGATCTTCCCCGGCGCGGTCTCGGCCCCCCTCCTGATGGCGGTCTACTGGCGCAACGACGGGCCGAACTGGGCGGACAACGGGACTTATGCGACAGCGTGGGGCGTCGGCAGCATGGCCTGCGACCAGTGGGCGCGCGACGCGACGACCTCGTCGCATTTCACGGGCTATGTCACCGCCGGCGGAACGCCGACGCTGACCCTCACCGCCGCCGCATCGGGGCCAATGTGGGAAGGCGAAGTCATTGGCTGCAACCCCTATAGCGCTGCCTGCGCGCTGCCGGTCGGAACCTGGATCACCGGGCTTTCGAGCGGGACCTGGGGCGCGAGCGGGTCGGTCTATTCGCTGACCGCGCCGCTCGGCTCCTCGACGATCACCAGTTACGGCTCCTCTGGCTCGCCGGTCGCGATGCTGAACGAGGTCTATTACGGCGACGCGCCGGAAAGCCACGGCGCGCCGGGCTATTTCGTCGGGCCGTTCAACGACAATTCGGTGCAGGAGACCGGCGGCGTCGGCGGCCTTGCGCTGCATCCCGCCGCCGGCATCGCGGGCGGCCGGCGGATCGGAACGCGGATCGCTGCGTTAGCGGCCGGGCCGCTCAGCGCCAATCCGAGCCTCACCGCGGCGCCGACGCTGTCGCGTTCGGTCAGTGGACCGGGAGCGTGCGATTCCTCGGCGACGACCTCGCCCTGCTTCGATGTCTCCGCAGCCTATCAGGCCTCGGCGAGCGCGACCTGGAGCGGCTCGACGGTGACGATCAGCGGGGGCTTGTCGGCGCACGCCCGGCCGTTCGTCGACGGCATGGCGATCTCCTGCTCGGGCTGCAACAGCGGCCTCTACATCGTCTCGGTCTCGGCCCCGCCGACGCAATCGACAGTGTCCGGCGCGGGCCAGGTCGGCAACACCTTCACCTTCACGGCAAATGGCGCGATCGGCGGCTCGGGCTCGGGCACGATCGACGGCGGCTGCTCGGGGACGGCGGGGACCGGGTCAAACTGCATCGACATGGCGTTCTCGATCAACGTCAGCGGAACCTTCGGGACCGCGGCGGCGCTCGCCACCTGCGGGGCGAACAACCTTCAGGGCACGCCGAGCGGCGTCGGCGCCGTGCCGCTCGGCAAATGCGTCGACGGCGGGATTGGCTCGATCGTCCGCAATTTCCGCATCGGCTCAAGCGCATGGATGGGAGTCGGCGACAACTACTACACCACGGCCGGCAATTATTATGACGACGGCGCCGACTTCATCGCCGCCAATTACAACCAGAGCGGCGCGTTCACCTGCAACATCGTCGCGGCCAAGGTCGTCCAGTGCGTCAAGGGGCCGGTTTATACCAAGGGCGTTCCGTCAGGCGTCGGCGAATGGCTGAGCGGCGCGACTTTCGTTGAATACGGCGACGACATCCAGGGCGTCGGCCGAAGCGGCGGGATTACGGGGAATGTCGGCGGCCAGTCGTTCGCCTTCACCGCCGGCTCCGGCTACACCAATAATTCGAGCACGGCCTATGTCGGGACGGCGGTGTCTGGCTCATGCGCGATCGCCTTGGGGCCGGAGCCGAAGATCGACGTCTGGGTCTCGGGCGGTGCGATCGTCGACGTCTATCCGAGTTCGGCGACGGGCGCGATGACCTACGGCATCGGCGGCGCCTGCTCGTTCCCGGCGGTGAGCAACACCAACTATGCGGGCATTGGCTCGGGCTCTGGCGGCGCGATCACAGCGCTCACCCAAGGCCCGAACGAGGGCCAGGGCGGCGTCGTCACTACCGGCAGCAACAACAACACGACGGGCGTCCAGCTCTACGACAATTCTTGCGAACCGGGGAACCCGCTGGCCACGCTGAATGTTGGGTGCGTCGCGCCAGCGACCAACACCTATTTCGAGCCTGGCCTGCCGGTCGTTCCGTGGGGCCAGTTCTACGGCGCGGCGGTGAGCGGATAACGCATCGACGCCGAAATCCTCTTTCAACGCTGAATTTTTCGCACAGGGAAGCAGCGTCATGACCACTATCCGCCTGACCTTTTTGTCGCATTTCTTAATTTGTCTTGCCTGCATGGCCCTAGCCTTCTTCGCCTGGATGAATGGCGTACCGCAGACGATTTGGGCCAACGACGTTTCCATGATGACGAGCGTGATTGGGGTCTTGTTCGCCGGGACCGCGCTCGCGCTCGCCCGACAGGCGTGGCTTGTCGACGAGCCCTTTGCAGAAACCGCGGCGCGGCAGTCGCGCTCCATGGGCGTGAGTATCGAGGATGAGCCCGCGGCACCGGCGATCTCTGCCGACCTCGGGCATCTCGCCGAGCGGCTTTGCGTCATGGCCGGTTTCGTCGGCACCGCGATCGGACTCAGCCTGCAAGCTAAGTCGCTCGCCGGCGGCGCCACCTCGTTCACGGCGCTCGCGACTTCACTCTACACCACGGCCTGCGGTGGCGCAGCGGCCGCGCTTACCGCGGTCCTTACTTATTCGCTCGAGGTGGGGATTCGGAGGGCGCGGCGATGAGAGACCGCAGCCCCATATGGATCGGCCTTGCCGATCTCATGCTCTGTATCGTGTCGGTCGTCATCGTCGCGGTCGCGCCAGTCAAAGCAAGGACGGATGGCATCAAGCCCAAGGCCGAGTACCTGATCTCGGCCGATTGGGACGTCATGCTCGACTCGGATGTTGACCTTTGGGTTGTCAATCCGTCTCAAAAGCCAATCTTCTACGGCTCTCGACAAGTCGGCTGCGCCGATCTCGATCACGACAGCCTTGGCTTCCAGACCTCGCTCGTCACCCTCGCCGACGGCTCGACCATCCGCGCAATCTCGAACAAGGAAGTAATATCGGTTCGCTGCTTCGAGCCAGGTCATTGGGACATCGCAGTGAACCTCTATTCCGATCGTGAACTCGCGGGGGGCAGGAAAGACATCAAGGTTCACGTCGAAGTCGTCGGCCTCAACCCGGAAGTTCGTACGGTGTTCGCCAAGGATGTGGCCCTCGATCGGGTCGGCCAGACTGTCAACGTCGTTTCGTTCGAGATGGAGCGTGACGGCAAAATCACACTCGGCGACCCACCACTCCAGCCGATTACCGAGGCTTACAGGGGGAGGAAGCCGTGAGCTGCTTCAACGCCTTCGCGCTTTCCTTCGGACTGTTGCTCATCGGCTTGACGCTCATTGCGGCATGGATATTCCGCACAGCAGCGGCGCCCTTGGCCGCCAAGCTTGCCTTGCCTGCTCTTTTGATCGCTCTCGGATGTATAACGCCATATGAAATCAATTCGATACTCGGGATGCCGAAGATGTCCGCACTCGCTGCGCTGCCGGACCGAGCTGAACTCATCGCCTTCGTGGCTCAAGATAACGATAAGCGCGCTGATCTTTGGCTCAGTGTCAGAGATGCCCCGCCGCGCGCTTACGAGATCGACATTGACGAGGCGATGAAGGAACTGCTGCGGGACGCGCGCAACCGCAAGGAACATGGCGATCGGGTAATGCTGGTCAAGCACGCCGAACATGCCGCCAAAGAAATGGGCCATCTGAGCATGACCATGCAGATATCCCTCGATCCAGCGTACACGATCGACGACAGCGCCTTCGCTTTGCCGAACAAGAACGGGGCGATCGACCCGTAA